TGCTGAAGCCATAAAGCGCGAGAAGGCCCGTAGAGCAGCGCAAATTGCTGAGATGGTTGAATACATTGTTATTGGCATGGCCTCGCTTGTCTTGGCTGCTTTGTTGATCTACGGTCTTGTGATTTACTTTAAGTACATAAGATGAGTGACGAAAAGCTAAACGCCAACAGTACCCTTGACAAAGTGCTTGGGTATGTAGATTCGCCATTCAAATTGTTTGCCATTCTTGTCATGGGTGTTGTGGCCTTTGCTGGTTACTTTCTTTGGCAGAACCAGACCTTTATGCTGGATGCCTACAATGAATCTAAGAAGCTGCCTGAGATAAATACCAGCAGAGCAGATGACGTAGGTTCTATGCTAATGAAAAAGACGGGGGCCACAGTTGTTGCTGTCTTTAAAGTCAATCCATTGTTTAACAGCCGAACCGTGTATAGGGCATACACAAAAGATGGCAGGGACAAAAGCATTGAAGACATTGACGTAGGGTTGTTTAGTCAGAACTCATCAAACAACTCGGATGTGGTCAAGCTAATGACCAACGAAATACCCTGTGGGGAATACCGTTACGCGCAATCTGAAGTTGGGCTGTGGTACTTGGAAAAAGGCGTGGCCTACACTTGCAGAATAAGTGTTCCACCAGACAGCTATCGTTTTGTCGGACAGATTACGGTAGGCTGGACAGAGCCGCCACAAGACATTCAACAAGTTAAATTCATGCTGGAGATTGCTTCAGCGATGCTAACCAAAAGGGGTAACTGATGAACCTAGCTGACTTAAACCCACTGACTGCTATTGGCGGCAAACTGATTGACCGTTTCTTGCCTGATCCAGTTGCTGCTGATAAAGCCAAAGCAGAGTTGGCACAGATGCAGCAAAACGGCGAATTGGCGCAAATGGCTAACGAAACCAAAGTGCTTGAGTTAAACAACGCTAACACCGATAGCGCAAGAGAAATGAACGCCAAGGTGCAAGAGTCCACAAACGCATCATGGCTGGCAAAGAACACGGCATACGCGCTGGACATTGGGATTGTCTCGGCCACCATTTTTTTGGCTTGGTTTGCGTTTATGAAAGGTGTTCCAGATGCCAACAAGGAACTGGTCTATATGGCGCTAGGGTCACTCATTACTATGTGCGGAACCGTATTGAACTTCCATCGTGGCAGTTCGCAAGGCTCCAAAGACAAAGGTAGTGAAATTCAAAAATTGAAGGATATGAAATGAAAGACAACTTTGAAGCAGCATTAAAAGCTATCTTGCACCATGAAGGTGGCTACGTTAATCATCCATCTGATCCCGGTGGCATGACCAATCTAGGTGTGACAAAACGGGTTTGGGAAGAATGGGTTGGACACACAGTTGATGAAAAGGCTATGCGTAGCCTGACTCCTGAAATTGTTGGCCCAATGTATAAAGTTAAGTATTGGGACAAAATTAAAGGCGATGAATTGCCAGCGGGTGTGGATTACGTTGTTTTTGATGCTGCTATCAATAGTGGGCCGGGAAGGGCTGCAAAGTGGCTGCAAGCCTGTGTTGGCGTTGAACCTGATGGTGGAATAGGCCCAAAGACGTTAGCCGCTGTAAACGCTGTTGACACAAACCAGTTGATTGAAGACTATGCAAAACGGCGATTGTCATTTTTAATTGACTTGCCAACATGGACAACCTTTGGCAAAGGGTGGGGCCGTAGGGTTGCAGAGGTTCAAAAAACTGGCTTGGACATGGCTTAACGCTCAAGCCCTTGCAGACGATCTGCAACAAGCTGCGCGTATCCAGCAATGTCAATCCAGTTATCTGCATAATTTGGGTCGCCATTTAGAATACGCGCAATCTTGTGACAAATCATATCAAGTGCTTCAAGTTGATCGGGTTCAAGCGCACACTGACGAACCGCTTGATATGTAAACAATGTTCTTTTTAGACTTTGAGCAATCTCAGCATGGCTTATAAATTTGCCATAACGCTTGCCTCGCTCATTAAGAATTTCGTTAATCATCACGACTCCTTAACAAACTGACCGTCTTTGTTCATGTAGCCTTTGCGTGGCTCAATGACTTTGTAAGCGTTGTAAAAGCACTGCCTGACATCTAAATCGGTCAGCACACCTACGTTAACCAGCGTGACCATCACATCACCAATAGCGTCAGCAATTTCAGCACGATCATTGGCCTCAACAGCAGCCACCAGTTCCATAGCTTCTTCAAGCGTTTTCTTTGCTTGGCCTAGTGCTGTGCCGTTATCGTAGATGCCCCGAGCTTGCGCCCACTGCATGACAGCAAACTCGGTGCTGCTAAAAGATTGTGTGTCTTTCATTGGTTTGTGCCTTCATTTGCTTTCCAAAAATTCCATGCAAGTATTGAGTTTTTGATAATAGTTTTTTGTTGTTTGCCTTTGTAATCGCAAGCATCTGATGCAACAAATGCTTCAATTTCCAGCATGATTGCTTGCAATTCTTCATGCATTTTGGCATCGTTAACTGATTTAAAAACTTCCCCGTCATCTGTTTGATATGCTTCAATTGTTTTCATACTGTCCACTCCCTTTCATTACGTCCTGAATTTGATTTAACGGTTTTGCCTGTCAAAAAAACCATGCCAATAACTTTCATTTCATTCATGCGCCGAGCAACCTGATTGCTTTCCAAGTTGGTCAATTTGGCAATGCCATCTTTGCCAAGCGGCCCATGTTCTGCCAAACAATCATGGATGATTTTGTGATGCTTGGCAGTCATTTCCTTGATTGAATCTGCTGCTTCAAACGATGTGATGGGATCGTCTTTCCTGACCCTTGGAAAAAGGTCTAAGGGATGACCGCCAAAAAAGTCTTTGAGTTTCATATTTTGTCCTGTTAGGTGAGGTACTCGCTGCGTTTGCAATGCCGTTTGATAAAGGTCAAACGCTTCGCCGCTATGCAACATCCGCTTTCCCCCGTTAATTAAAAGCAAGTTGTTGTGCAATTTCCAGAACCATAACAACAAGTCGTACAAGTAACCATGCGGCTACCCTGAATGATTGTGTGCGTGGTGCAAGTTGCCCAAACCGCTGTGGCAGATGCTGCTAATGCAATTGCTACAAATACTTTTTTCATGTCAGTTCCTTAAAAGTTAATGTCATCGTCTTTGGGAAAACCGCTTTCTTTTTCTCGCGGTTCATTGATGTATGCCCATCCATTCCAGCCACCATCCATCAAGGGCATAACGTCAATCTTAAGCATTTCACCGTTTTTGGTTTCAATGATTGAGCCAACACGGGTGTAGCGGTTCTTTTCCTGTCCTTGGGCATTGGTGTACTTGCCTGTGATGACAGAGATTTCTTTCAATAATTTAGCCATGAGTTTTTTCCTTAAGTTTCTCAATTTTTGTTTCTAGTTCGCCTAAAAACCCCGTGATTTCAGCCTCTAGCATCTTGACGTATTCCGCATCAAAATCTACACGCTGAATAAAAAGCTGCAAGCCCTCGGGCATCCTTGGGTCAAAGCTAACAAAGTCGCACCATTTGCGGCCTGTGCAAACCATTTGCCATTGCATCTGAGTGTTATATTTGCTTGGCACTTTTTCAGACAACAGTGTGTCAATGTGCGTTGCAGTGTTAGGGCACTTGATCTCAATCAGCCCGTCATCACCAACAAGACCATCTGGTGATGCTCCAGCCATTGGAATGTTGGGATGAATAACTAACCCCACCTCATCAACAAGAACGTCTTTAGCGGCCTCATATGCGGCTCTGGCAAGCGGCTCTTGATCTGTGCCCCATTGCATAGCGGCATTGTTATAGCTTTCGCCTTGTGTGCCTGTCATGCGCTCACATACCAGTTGCGCCATGTAATTCTCGCGGCTGGTGCTGTAACCCGTCTTTGTCTTGGCGATTACATCAGCAACCCGAGAAGCGGTTACTTTGCCCAATCGGGCGGTAAACCATTCAGTGCTTCTCTGTTCCATCATTCTTGTCCTTTTAATTTCAAGCCAGCAACAGCCATTGCTTCTTTTACTGAGCGAACTCCTTTTAAACCTAAATTTGGTATCTTACGCAAATCACGCTCAGTCCATTCGCATAAACGCTCTTTAGTGTGAATATCTTCTGCTTGCAAACACCGAAAACATCTAACAGGTAAATTCAGTTCATGCAAATCAGCATTTTTGTGTTGATGTTTTTGGTCTTCAATTCTGACCCATTCAACGTGTATGCGATCACGATGTTCCATCATTTCAACTGCTAAACGATAAGATGTTTGAGCAATTGCAAAATAGTTTGTAATTCCG